AGTAAGACTTTTTTGAATTATACCTCTTTTCTTTCTATCTTTAAGGTCTTGTTTATTAAAAGTAGCTAATTTTCCTATGCTATCAGCTAAAGAATTAACATCTTTCTTAGCATTGGAAAACATACCCTCCATTCCTTCAGCACCTTTTCCTATTTTATCTAATTCGGCACCATATTGTTTTACATTATCTCTAGCAGATTGGGCTGCGGCTGCAAATCTATTTGTAGATTCAGCTATAGATTCACTTGCAGATGCAAAATCCTGAGCATTTTTAACATCTTGATTTGTAAATTTTCCGTTAGCCATTAAGGTATTTTGTTATAAATATTAAAAAATTATATTTTTATTTATAGCTTGACTTATTTTTAAAATTTGGAGGATTAATTCTTCCTGAACTATCTAATATGTTTGTAGTTGTTTTATTTCCTTTTTGACCTTTTCCCTTATTAGCTTTTTTTATAGCTTCAGCCTCAGCATCTTTCCATTTTTTAATCTTATCAAAAGTAAATTTTCTTAACCAAATAGGCATATTATAGACTGTATTCCAGTCATATCCCCCACCACCATGAAATACTATTTCATGAATAGAACTATATATGTTTTTATGATATTCAAATGCTTCTTTAGAAGTCAGGCCAAAAAAAGTTGAGACTAATTGGGATGCTTCTTGACTCCTTAGTACCTCGGGGAAAAAAAGTCAGATCTATGTCTGGTTGTATTTCACTGATATGCTTCCTAAGAGCTCTTGAATCCTGAGCTAATAATGCTTTATCTACAAAATTACGTATAGTTGGTGGATCTGAGTCTCCATTTACAGATAATATTTGGTATTTTAATCTTGTTGATACTGTAGGTTGTGCTTCTTTATTTACCTTTTGTATACCCTCAATTTCTCTATTTATTTTTTGTTCATCCTTATGAGTCATTATTTTAAAGGTAACTTTATTACCTGATTGAGGTAATGTAAAAGGGAATTCATTAACACCTTGTTCAAATAATTTTTCATTAATTTTTTTATTATCTATTTTAGATAAATCTACTTCTTGTTCTTCGTCATTATATTTAAAAGAATATTTAGGACCATATCCTAATATTCTAGCTGCTATCATAATAGCATTTTTATCACCAATACATAAATCATTATAATTAACTTTTGATACTATTAATGATTTTAATAATCTATCTATTACTGTTCCATTTGCTATATAATTTTGGTTAGCTAGTATATCTTCTTCTTTAGCAGTCATATATTTCATTTCAATTTGACCACTTGATAAAGGGTTATCTTTAGGATATATTAAACCTTTGGAGGGTAATTCTACAGTTTCTGTAGGGATGTTAAATTCTTGCATAATCTATTTATTAATAACTTGTCGTTTATATGTTATACATATGTAATGTAAAAAAAAGCTTGACCGAAGCCAAGCTATTTTTCAAGGAAATATCAGGGAGTGTAAACTTTTTAGAAATTTAAAATACAATAATCTGGTTGTACTTCTAATTCAATTTCTTGAGCGGAGCTTTCATCATCCCAACTATAATCCCCAAAGTTAGCTGATGTTATTAATGCTCCTTTAATTATCCATTCTGATACTACGTCACCTACTGGTCCTAGTACATTGAATGTTAAGTCTTTTTTATAAAAATCAGAATAACCATCTCTACCTGTTACAGATTCATGGTGTAATCTTACCCACTCCATTACTGCTTGAGCACCTGATGGAGTAATTGGGTCAAATAATGTCATTGAAATTGGTCCCCAAGTTGATTTACCTTTAACAAATCTCTGAACATTTATATGATTTAAAGGAATTGCTTCCTGTGTTATATTCACACCACCTACTCCTTTAATTTGGTAGGATTGCATTCCCTCAACAATCATAATAAATCTATTCTTTTGTTTTGGTTCGAATGCTGTGAAAAATATTTCTGATGATGATAATACTGGCATTTTTTCTTATTGTTTTATTTTATTATAAATATCTAATTTTTTAATTTTTATGCTGGAAATGTTGCTCCAGTTGGTAATATATTAAAATCTAGGATTATAAATTCAGCAGTTTTAGTTGGTTGTAAAAATATTTGACCAACTAATTGATTTCTATCAATTACTGCTGGTGTGTTATTTGAATCATCCATTACTACTTTAAACGCATATAATCCTTGTCTTTGTTGTACTGATTCTAAGTATGGATTAACCTGACTTAAGAAACTATTTCTTGTAATTATTGTATTTTGTTCAAACACTAAATTATCTGAAACTTGTCCTATAAAGTTTTTAAGAGCGATCATTAATCTTCTTACATTTACTCTATCTAAAGCACTTGATTTTTTCTGTAATGTTTTCTGACCAAATACTACAACACCCTGTCCTGGGAATGTAGCTATTGGATTTACATTTGCTTCATATAATGTATCTCTATTACTAACAGTTAATCTTCTTTCAGCTCTAATTACTTGTCCTAGTGCTCCTCTTGTAATACCTGCTGGTGCAAACCATGGATCACTTGAAGCATCTGTAAATGCATATACTCCTGGGATCATTGTTGAAGCTGGTACCCAAACTATTTCTGCTGTATTTGGATCAATTACTTGAACCCAAGGCCAATATGCTGCTGCATATGAACTATCAAATCCTGCTGCTTGAGTTGTTACTGTAGCTAAAGCTGTGTCGTAATTTACTAAATCTACAACAAACATACTATCACCTCTAGCTTGTGTATTTGATATTGCAGTACTAATAGCTGATGTTTGTAATGCATTTGCATTTATTAATCCTGGTGTTGTTAGTACATTAAATTTATAGTCATCTGTATTAGCCATTAATCCGATAGCTGATGTATAATTGTCACCTACTAATCCTTGACTATCTGTATTATTAATATCACTGTAGAAATTCATTTTTCTATTAAATCCTGCTAAAGCTGGAATATTAGATCCAATTGCACCATTTAATGATGATGATTGTGGAGCATCTGGTAAACTTGCTGTAAATTCATTTTTAGCAACTCCTGCATTATCAAAATAATCAGGTGTTAAATAATTTACTTGTTTTACTCTTACATACTTAGATGCATTAGGATAAGTTCCTGTTTCTTTTATATAGTAATCAGTACCATCCGTGGCTACTGATTTAGACATATCACCTATTACTTTAGAGATGAAGTTTGGTGAATTTGGATCTAGTGATAAATTATTATACGATTCTAATACTATTTTTTGGTTTGCATCATCATCTCCTCTTCTAATTAATAATGAAAAAGTTCCTGATGAAGTATTTACTGTTGGTATTTCCCATCTAAGATTGTCAACTGTACCATCTGATAACGCTCCTGAGCCACCTGTTACTTCAGTGTGACCTGAATTCATTATTTCACCTTCAGAAATTGTTTCTAACTGGAATGGTGAAGCGTTTGTTAAAGCAAGTCCTCCTGGAGCACCTGAACCTGTGTTCATACCTCCAGTTGTATCAGCTTTTGCTGAACTAGTTGCTGGTAAGAAAGATTGACTTACTACACGAGTAACCCATAATGAATTTCCTCCATTTGAGAAATAATTATTTGCTGCTATAGATGTTAGGAAAGAGTAAGGACGAGAACCACTCATTTGGTATGTTCCAAATATAGTATTAAATTCACTATATGAAGTAACTAATGTAGGAATAGTAACTGGTCCCTTAACTGTTGGTCCTATTATAGATGCACCTACTTCAGTTGGTAAGGGTGCTATAAAAGATTGGTCATTTTCTCTCTGTAAAACGCCAGGGGATAAAATAGTTTCTGCCATCGTAATATATTATTTTTAATATTGTTTTATTATAAATATTAAAAACCTTTTCAAAAAACTATTTTGAGTTGATAAATTCGCCAGTTTCTAAATTTATAGTGCCTTCACCATATTTTTCTTGAAGCTCTGCTGCGAATTCTTGTTGAGAACTTCTAAGTTGTTTAAACTTATTTTCTAATTCTTCTCTTCCTTCTCTTAATTCAATTTCTGCTGCTGTTATACGTCCAAATCTTTCTATTGTAGCAGATAATGAATCTTGTAATTCATTTAGTTTTTCTACTTCTTTTTTAGATAACTTAATATTTTGCATATTATTTTTGTTGGTTATAAATATATATAAATTCCTTTAAATCAATAAGTTGTTTTTTTATAGGTGAATAAGATTTTTCATTTTTTAAACATCTATTAAAACCTTTTTCTGATGTAGTATCTATATTAATTTTTAATTCAAATACATCTGCTATTATTTCTGCTAATTCTGATTTAGTTATACAACTACTACATATTACATTTTCTACTCCATAATCATTCCAATTATTCATCATTTTTAAACAATACTTGGCCCATGTTAAAGTAGTATTACCATTCCACCTTGCATTTTCTGAAAATGAGGCATTTTCTGTTTTTTGTAAAAATTCAAATAAATAAGGTTTTGGTTTTATTTCTGGGCCTATTATAGAAGATCTAATTATTTTAGTGTTTTTGGAGTGATTATTTATCCAAATACTAGCATTTGTTTTTGATGCAGCATATAATCCCATTTCATTATCACTATCAGTACCTGGGTATATTATTTTGCTATTCGTTTTTTCCTCTAATAGTTTGGGTAATTCATAATTAACAGCTATTCCTTCTCTTGTAGGATTTGTTATAGCTATACAATTAATAATATAATCACCTTTAAATTCTCCAATAAATTTTTCAAAATTTAAAGTAGGCCATTTTAAATTTGTAGTTACATAATCTATTTTCATATGCTTAAAATAAGCACACACCATAGATCCTAACATTCCTTTATGTCCTAATATTAATACTTTCATGGTCTAAAAAAATCATATTTATTTAATATTTCTATTAATTCAGGTTGAGTTACTGTTGTTTGGTGGCTACTAAATTCTTCTGTTAGATTATCTACAAATACTTCCTTATAATGCATATAATAAGTATTATCATCTTCGTTATAAAATGTTCTAGGAGCTTCTTCTTTACTAACCATTATTTCATGAATTTTTTCAGATACTCTTGGCACACCTATTTTATATTTTAATCCAAATTCTCTTTCATATATTTCAAATAAATCTTTAACTAAAAAAGATTTTAAATTTGGGATAACATTATAACCACTTACTTTTAATCCCCTTTCAATTAAATTCATAGCATCCTCAATATCAATCATAAATCTAGTCATTTTTTCAGAGTATAAAGTAAGAGTGTATCCTTTATTTATTGAATCCCAAATTAAAGGAATAATACTACCTGTTGAATTTAAAACATTACCATAAATAGCAGATGATAATAATACATTAGAATTTTCTGCATTCACAATAAAGGATTCTCCTGCTATGAATTTCATTGAACCATATAATGTAGTAGCTGCTCTTGATTTATCCGATGATATAAAACAAGCTGATTTAAATTTATTTTCTTCTGCTGCTCTTCTAGAATTAATAGCTCCATCTATTAGTACTCTTACACCTTCTTCTACGTTTTGGTCTACAGCCTCTATTTGTTTTAATGAGGCAGCAAAAATGCCAATAGTATGTCCTTTAGATGCTCGTTTTAATAAATCAAAATTGCGAACATCTCCTATAACACAGTCAATATTTGGAAATCTTTTTTTAAGATAATAATGTTTAGCTTCATCTCTAGAATAAACTGTAATTTCATTATTATCATAATAACGTCTTACTAAGTTAGATCCTAAAAAACCAGCACCACCAGTTATAAATATTTTTTCGTTTTTCATGGTTTTATAAATTTAACTTCTGGAAAAGGTACAATATAAGGTATACCTAAATGTTTTGTTTTTTCAATAATCATATCTGCAAAATTCCATGCTAGGATTAAAATGTAATCTGGAGGGTGTACTTCTAAGATTTCTGGGTTG